GCGTAGCAGCTAAAAGCCACTACGCTTTCAAATCTAACTTTTGGGGGTCACCACACATTTCTGGGTGCGTTTTTCTTGCATTATTTTCAATTTGCTTAGAAAAATCTTTATTTAGCAATTCAGCGTACTTTATTACTCGCAAATACTGCTTTTCAGTGAGGTGCATTTCATCATATGAAAGTGAATCAGAAATTTGATTAGATTTTAAAAGGCACTCTACTGCTAAATCTAAATCGCCGTTTGCTTTGTGATTGGTAGCGGCTTTTTGCAATAATAACATAACATCCGAGTTTTCACACGGAATAGCTCTTATATTTTCAAGAGTGCTAACATCATAATCGCCACAACTGACAGGTATTTTTTCTAAGAGAATTTCACTTTGATTATTTGATTTCAGAGAATCAACAAGTTTTAAATTTTCGGTAGTCAGATATATGCTATACTTATTGGACATATCCTCAAAAAACTTATTGATTTTATTTTGCTTGCCTTTATCTGTTTTTAATTTATCGGCAGATAAAAGAGTTGACTTCCAATATCTATGAATAAACCTATTGGTATTTTGTTCGTAGTTCTTTTTCAATTCTTTTAGCTGGCTTTTTGGTAACGGATGCCCGGGAATTGGGTGTACTTTATGTTTACAGATTTCTGTTAATATTTGTAAAGCCTTAATGTAATTATTAAAATATGATTCGGGCTTTGCTGAATCCCTTATCCATTTTTCAGCTCCGGCATAATCGCAGAAAAGTAGATATACAGCATTTTCAGAAGATTCATTTCTATATTTGTCGCTAAATGAGTTTTTAAGCAATTCATTTTCAACTGCTTGTGGTAACCGCACATTTAATTCAGTTTCTGCCTGCGATTTAAATAATTTTGCGAAAAATCCCATATCAATTCTCCTTATCAAATAGCATTAGCCTCAAGCTCGTTATGAACAACAGGCTCATAATCATAAAAATGCTCGGATGTAATGTGCTTTAATTCGTGCTTAGCGGCTTTCTGTTGAGTATCATAGCTAAGCAGAATATTAATATATACATTGTAATTGCCGTCCTCATCTAAGACCGTTACGCCTCGTACGGTCAGCGGCAATTCTAAACCTCTAATAAAAATTTCTCCCAAAGCTATTCATCCTTTTTTAATGCTTCAATAATTCTGACTGCTTTTTCCACATCTTCTTTTGTAGCACCCTTAGTAAGACTAAATAACATTCTTAGTTCACTTCTGTTCTTGAGCTCCTCGAGGTATTCTTGGAGTTCTGAATTTAATTCGGCGGAGGTCTTTGAATCTGTGAGTGTGTTCATATCTACATTGAAATAGTCAGCTATAGCTTCTAAAGTTTCAAGATTAGGTTCTCTTGTGCCATTCTCATACATACTAATAGAACTTTTAGAACAACCTAAATGCTTTGCAAGTTCTTCTTGACTTAGATTTGCTTTTAATCTCAACTGTTTAAGTACATCGGAGAACATTTAATCACCTCTTGTGTTTTGTTTACTATATAATATCACGAATTGTGAAAAAAATCAAGCAAAAAATTTCACAAAATGTGTTGACATTTTTAGAATGCTGTGTTAATATAATAGTACACGATATGTGAACTCACTTAAGGAGGTGATAAAATGAATGCAGAAGTCATTGGCGAGAAAATTAAAAACTTAAGAGAAAAAAATAATATCTCAAGAGAAAACTTTGCAAATGCCGTAGAAATCAGTCAATCTGCTCTTTCTATGTACGAAAACGGACAGCGTATTCCTCGTGACGAAGTTAAGTTAAGAATTGCAAGATTTTTCAACACCTCAATAGAGGAACTTTTTTTTACAAATTAAGTACACGAAATGTGAACCAAATATTTATCTTACAATTCAGTATAGCAAATCAGCTGTACAATAAGCAGGACTTTGCCAAATAGCAGAGAACAGCATAGGAAAGGAGGAATGGCTATAATAACCGACATAATAAACTGCGTACTCTTATTTGTTGCAGTAACAATATTTATTTGGTTTGAAATTGATAATCTTAGAATAAAAAGAAAGATAACCCGACTTAATCAGAAAGTTGAACATTTGTTGCAGTTAGCTGACATACAGTTCAAACCTCAAAAAGAAGAGTTATCCGATGAGTTTAAGTTATATCTTTTACAAAAGCAGATAGATAGTTTAGAATTTGCAACCCTAAACCGGAATTGTCAAGATAAAGACCAAATAAATAGACAGTAATGGTTGAGAGTGAAAAAATTAAAAATCTGATAAATAAATTTAGTTTTTGGAACTGGTATTCTTGTTAACCAAGTGAAACAGTGCTTCATCAAATACTTATAATGGTAAAAAGTTTCAAAAAAGGCATTTTCGAGGGCAATAGACATAAAGTGCATTTTTAAATCACTTTCTAACCCAAAATAAGATTTATGAGCTTTGTTTAAAACTTTCGTAATAGGAATTATGAGTTCAAAGTTTTGCTGAAATTCTTTGCTGTTTATATTTTTCAAATACTTGTTGTATAAATATTTTGTGTGTAACATTCTATAAAGATTTATAAAGAAATTTGTTATAGCAATTACACAATAGATAGCAAGTATTTTCAAAAACATCAGCAACATTCCTTAAGACGATTTTGTTTAATTATACAATTTATTATTAAAATCGTCAATTCAAAAACTATTCATTTATCAAACATTAAAAACAGATTAGAGGTGAGAGCAATGTTTTACAATGAACTTGACTATTTGGACGATGAAGAAGTTGAGATAATTTGTTCAAGCAAAATTCCAACCGAGGGCGAATTAGAAGATAATCTAAACAAAGTTATTGACGAAAAGCTACTTCATTCGTTTTATCTGCTTGGCAAGTATGATGTCAAGATAGAGAGAGCATACCGAGAGGGTTTCAGGAGCGGTCTTGCACTGACTATTTCGGTTACCGCTCTATTATTATCACTGGTGGCATTAATATGGAAACTACAGACAATATTAACGCTATTACCGAAATAATTATCGGGACCCAAAAACGGATTTTTTCTTTTCTGCGGTATAGTAAAAACATTTTCCCTTTTTTAGAAATACAGTAGTATTTAGGATCGGGTGAATAGTCAATAAGATGATAACGCAACAAGAAAGAATATTTTTCTTTAAATTTATAGTCAACATCTTGTTTTAAAAGTTTATTACCTTTATATAAGGACCTAAGTATTCTCACTTCTGATTTATCAAGAATGAGGTCTTTATGAGAAGTTGACATAGTGTGCACCTCCTTTCATAGTTAATCATAGCATTTAAGGTCGTGTAAAGCAATAAAATATCGAAAAGCAGGTGAGAAAATGGCAAAACTTAAACTTATTGACACAAAGGACAAGTTTCTTCTTGAAATTGACGGAACAGAAATCCCGTATGTTACAAGCTATCAGATTACCCGAACAGTAGGCGACGTGGTACTGCTCAAGCTGGCACTCAGCGTTGCCAATGTGGAAAAGGTTGAAATCGTATCAGACAAAATCACAGAGGAGAGCAGGAGGGAATGACATGGCAAGAGAAAAGCCATTATTTCGAGACAACCTCGACAGGTTAGACGTTGCGTTTCCGGATAAGGAAGTTTTGCAGTATCGGGACATCGCAAAGTATCTCGGAAAAAGTTGCGTTACTGTTAAGCGACACTTTCAAAAAGACTATAACAAGAAACTCGGCGGTATAAGCAAGGCAGTCCTTGCAAGTATTTTGAGTTGATTAAAGGAGAAGAATTACAATGGCACTTAGACACATTAAAACAAAACGCAGTCTTAAAGACGAAAACAAGCACTTACATAGCTTAGTTAAGCACCTACAGATTGAGCTTGAGAACGCAAGACTTGACCTTTGCATTAAGAATGACGCAATCAACGGCTACCGCAAGGAGAACATCAAGCTTAGAAAACGCATTAACAGTATGTATGTATATGATGTTTTCGGGGAGGAGGTGTAACAGATGACAAAAAAAGTAAAATCCAAAGTGCTTGAAATAATGGCACTTGCACTCGAATTTAACGGCAGAAGTACAAAGTGTGAGTGCACTGGTAGCAAGCCGACAATATTTGTTAATTTTAGCGGTCATACATGCGAGTTAGATGTTAATATCTGCACACAGGGGTGGACTTTTCACAATACAAATGCAAGAGAGATTAGAGATATAATTTATCTCGACCGTACATCTTATCTCGACCGTACATCGACATTAAAAGAGCTCAACAAAACATTAAAAACGCTTAAAGCTGTTATCGCAGAATACGAAGAAAGAGAAAACCGCTGAAACTCTCGCACAGTTCCAGCGGTTCAAAAGGATATATAAAATTAATATCAATTTTATTATATCCTCAAATCAAATAAAAATCAAGAGGGAGATAAGATGATTACCTACAATCAATTCTGCAATACATTTGCGGTAAGCATTGACAGTGCTGTATTTGAGGAAGTAAGACAGAGGGCAGAGCGTAAGCGTAATTACATAATAAGCCATTTTGGTGACGGCAACGGTGCAAGACTTACAGAAAAGTATATGCTTGAGCTTATGCGTGATGAGCTTTGCTCATTTACCTTAGAGCAGTCAACAAGGCTTGCTGTGGGAGGTGTTTAAGAGTGTGTTACGGTTTAGCTCCAAATGCACCTATACCGCAAAAGAAAGGTGAATGTGCTTGCTGCGGTTACGAACTCAGAGAAGATTATACATATTTTGAGGACAGCGAGTGCAACAAATTTTGTAGTAAAGACTGCGCAGCAGAATTTCATAAAATCACAGAAAAGGAGTGGCAGTGATGAACGAACAGTCACAGCTTATTGTAGTTAAGCAAATACCGATTATTATTGAAAAACTTGAGTCTGTTAAATCTGAAATTGAGCACAAGGTAAATGTTGCTTGCTCAATGGTTTGCACAGATGAGAACTACAAAGAAATCAAAAAAATTCGTTCGGCTCTCAACAAAGAGCTTGCCGAGTTTGAAAGTCAGAGAAAAGCCGTTAAGTCCGAGGTAATGACACCGTACGAGCATTTTGAAAGCGTGTATAAGGAGTGTATTTCCACACCTTATAAAAAAGCTGATTCAGCATTAAAGAGCAAGATTGAGGCTATCGAGCAAGGGCTTAAACAGGAAAAGCACGATAAATCAAAAGCGTATTTTAACGAGTACGCCCAAACGCTCGGCATTGATTTTGTAAAGTACGAGCAAGTCGGCTTGAGCATTACGATGACGGTTACGCTTAAAAAGCTCAGAGAAACAATCAAGGCTTTTCTTGACAAGGTTATGGACGACATAAAGCTCATTGCAGTGCAGGAGCATAAAGACGAAATTCTGTACGAGTACAAGCAAACTTTGAATGTATCTGCCGCAATAACTTCCGTAACCGAAAGATACAAGGCTATTGAAGCCGAAAGAGCAAGGGCAGAAACCGAACAGCTCGAACGAAAAAAGGCGGAGCTTAACGAGCAGATTAATATCAAGGAATATGAGCCGTTTACAGCTAATGTTCCTACCGAGGTGGCCGCACCGCTTGAAGAAGAACAGCCTGCAAGGGCAGATGAAAAAATATATCCGCTTAGCTTTACGGTTTACGGAACAAAAACACAGCTTAAAGACTTTGCTTTGGCGGTAAAACAGTTAATTAATGAAAGAGGTTTAAAATATGAGTAATTATAATATGACAAAATCAAGCAACACAGCAACGCAGGGAAAGCCCAAATTTTCGGCTATGCTTAGCACGAAGGGATTTCAGCAGGCACTTGCAAATTCACTTAAAAGCCCTAAGGAAATTCAGAAATTTTCAGCCGCAATTACTTCGGTTGTAAGCACCAACAAGGAGCTTGAAAAGTGTGATGCCGGTACTATTCTTTCGGCCGCACTCTGCGGTCACTCTCTCGGACTTCCTCCGTCACCACAGCTCGGACAGTATTACTTGGTGCCGTTTAACGACAGAAAGAACAACAGAACAGTTGCTACATTCGTACTCGGCTATCGTGGCTATATTCAGCTTGCTATTCGTAGCGGCCAGTACAAGCGACTTAATGTTGTTGAAATTAAAGAGGGTGAGCTTGTTAGTTGGAATCCGCTTACGGAGGAAATTGAGGTAAAACTCATTTCAGATGAAAGCGAAAGAGCGGTTGCAAAAACCATTGGATATTACGCTTGTTTCAGATATATAAACGGCTTTGAAAAGGCTCTTTATTGGAGCAAAGAGAAGATGAAAGAACATGCTATCAGATACTCGGCAGGTTACAAAAACGATGTAAATAAAGGTACTTCATACACCTTTTGGGCAAAGGATTTTGACAGTATGGCAAAGAAAACAATGCTCAGACAGCTTATTTCAAAGTGGGGTGTAATGAGCGTGGAAATGCAAAATGCTTTTGAGGCTGACACACACGCAATTAACAGCGACGGCAGCGTTGATTATGAGGTGAGCGAGGAATACGATACAGAGCCGAATTTTGACGATATACCGCCGTTTGAGGAAGAACCGCCTGTAATGTCGGTCGAAAGTGAGCCGTTTTCTATTGACGACCTTGCAGAATGATTAACTTAAAAATAATCTCGACAGGCAGTAAAGGCAACGCAGTCTTTCTTGGTGGTCAGACCTTAATTGATTGCGGAGTGCCTTTTAGCAAACTTGTTGATGCGAAAGTTGTTGATAAGATTAAGTATATTTTCCTAACTCATCAACACAGAGATCATTGCAATATTGCAACCATTAAGAGACTTATTAACGAACACCCCCTAATTAAGATAATCTACCCAAATTATCTGTGCAGACATTTTAGTGATTTTGAAATCCCCTTTCTGATAAAAAGTTCGTGTATAGTTACTGAGAGCAAATGGTACACAATAGTCAATATTACATTTTCAGCTTTTCCGTTAAGACACGATGTGCCTAATGTAGGCTGGAAGCTCTACTTTCGCACTCAACAGGGGATATATAAAGTCATATATGCTACCGATACTGCGGATATATCTCATATCGTAGCTAAAAATTATGACTTGTATCTTATCGAGGCTAATTTCACTCAAGATGAAATTATTAATCGAATAAAAGATAAGAGAATGAATGGTCAATATGTGTACGAGGAGAGAGTTCTTCGTACACATTTGAGCAAAGAAAAATGCGATGAATGGTTGTATCAGAACATGGGTGTCAACAGTGCTTATGTTTATATGCACCAACATGAGGTCTTATTATGATTACATCAGCAAATATAGTGGCATATGACGGCTACAACTTAATAGTAAGACCTCGTGACCGCATTGGCAGAGAACTTTCACAAAAACAGGTCAACGAGGTTGAAATAAGAATAGTTGACGGTAGAGAAATATCTGCCGAACAACGAAGAAAAATATACGCAGTAATCAGAGATATTGCATTCTGGTGTGGTGATAATCCAGAATGGATAAAGGAATACTTCAAATTTAACTTTTGTGGTGAGTTTGGAATAAAGTATTTCTCCTTGGCAGACTGCGAAAAAAGCGTAGCAAGGAATTTCATAAGCTATCTGATAGACTTTTGTTTTTATCAGAACATCGGTACAAGAGATACCTTGCTTAATGTTACAGATGATATTGGTAGATATTTATATAGCTGTCTTGAAAATCGTAAGTGTGCGATATGCAATGCTCCCGGCGAAATTCATCATGTTGATAGAGTTGGGATGGGCCGAGACAGGGAACAGATAGTTCATATAGGACTTAGAGCCATCTGCCTTTGCAGAAAACATCACGATGAAGCACATTGGCATGAAAAAGAACTGTTTGAAAAGTATAAAATCTATGGCATAGAACTCGACGAGTATCTCTGTAAAAAACTCAAACTCAATACAAAGGAGTGATGTAGTGAATGGCTGGACAACCAAAGCAAGGTTTAGACTTTGCCGCTTGGGATGTTCACATTTTCGATGACGATGAGAGATTTGATGTGCTTATCGATGCACAGGGATGGAGCGGCTTTGGCGTGTTCTTCTATATTTGCACGAAAGCATATGCCACTAATGGTTATTACTATGAGTGGCGAGAAAAAACCAGTGCGGCCGCAATAGCGAAACGAATGAGCGGTGGAATTAAATCAGATACGGTAAAACAGGTAGTACAGCTTTGCTTACAAATTGGGCTGTTTGACAACGGGCTGTTTGATAGGGAGAGAATACTGACAAACAAAATGATGCAAGAACGGTATATGTACGCTATTGAGAAACGCTCTAAGCGAGGTCGCACAATTAATAAAGATTACTGGCTTTTGAAAGAAGATGAAACAAAGGCTTATATAATTGTACCCGAAAATGAGCATAATCTCTCCGAAAATGGGAATAATCTCGCCGAGAATGACATAAAGAAAAGTAAAGTAAAGGAAAGTAAAGAAAAAGAAAAGAAAAGCGATGTTTTTATTTCTTTATTGTTAAAAGAAGAAAGCACTTATCAAGTGACATTTTCTCAGCTGAATAATTTTAAAAATATTTACACATTGATTGATGTTGAAAACGAACTCGTAAAGATGTCTAAGTATTTTGAGCTGCACCCCGACAGCAGAAAAACACTTGATGATATCGAGAATTATATAAACCGTTGGTTATTAAAGAGGAGTGATGAAGTTGACAGCATACGAAAGAATAATTCAAAAGTACCTGCCAAAAGACCGAGCACAGGAGCGTTTAACACAGGCGAGGTTGTACTCTGAGCTTACGGCAGAGGAAAAGGCACAGCGAGAGGCGGATATTTTTAATGCGCAAACAGGCAGGCTGACAGGCTATGACTGCGATAAATGCAAAAACAAGGGTACGATATACAGCACAGTAAAAAGGGATTTTTGCGGTACAGAAACCTTTGAGGTGGTTAGCCGACCCTGCGAGTGCTTAAAGGTGAGAGCAGAGATTAGAAGAATTAAGAAAAGCGGACTTTCAAAGCTTATTGAGAGATATAACTTTGACACATATCTTGTAAAAAATGATTGGCAAGGTTACATAAAGAAATGTGCTGTTGACTACGCCAAAAAGCCGATTGATTGGTTTTACATTGGCGGTCAGTCAGGCTGTGGCAAAACACATATATGTACAGCTATTGTCGGTTATTTGTTAAAACAAGGCAAATCAGCAAGGTATATGCTGTGGGGAGATGATATAACAGCAATCAAGCAAGCAGTGACTGTTTCCGAACAGTACGATAAACTTATGAACAATATCAAAAATGCAGAGGTACTGTATATTGATGATTTTTTCAAGACACGCAGCGGCGAGAGTGTAAGTAATGCAGATGTTAATACAACATTTAAAATTATAAATCATCGTTACAATGAACAGTTGCCTACGATTATCAGTTCCGAACTGTCAATCAATGAGATTTCTGCGATTGATGAGGCATTAGGCAGCCGCATAGCCGAAATGACAAGAACGCATAAGATTTACATTTCAAAGGATAAAAGCAAAAATCAGAGGTTTTACTATGGATAAATCAGTAACAGAATTTTTTATGAAAATGGAAAAAGTGCCGACTGTAACGGCTCAGGAACGCAGAGTGAGGACCGTTAATGGCAAGCCGATATTTTACGATTCACCGAGAATAAAATCGGCAAAGGCTTTACTTGTGGCTCATCTAAAACAGCATAGACCGCCAAAGCCATATGATAGCGGTGTAAGGCTGAGGGTAAGCTGGCTTTTTCCAAAAGGCAGACACAAAGACGGTGAGTATCGTATTACAAAACCCGACACAGATAACCTACAAAAAATGCTCAAGGACTGTATGACGCTCGTGGGCTTTTGGACAGATGACGCACTCGTGGCAAGCGAGATGTGTGAAAAGTTTTGGGCAGATGTACCAGGCATTTACATAAGGATTGAGGAACTGTGAATATTTCGGAAGTTAAACGCAACCTTGAAAGAACTGTGTTGTACAATCGTGCAGAATACATTCTGACAGGCTGTATCATCAGACGAGGCATAACAGGAAAGTTTTATTATCAGGCTGAAATAAAGGATTTAAACGCTAATTCTGCATTGTTGTATTGCAGACTTGAAGATTTGGAGGAGATGAAATAAATGTATTCAGCTATATGTCAAATATGCCGTAACAAATTTACCGCAAGAGCAAAAACAACAAAATATTGTTCAGCTTGTGTCAGTAAAGCCAAAGCCGAGGCGGCGTTACACAGAAAAGAGCAGTTAAATAGACCGCTGACAACCGATACAGAATTTTTAATATGTTTATATACATACAGAGGTGATTCGATATTACGCATTGCAACGGATTTGAACAGAAGCGAAGAGGATGTTCAAAGCATATTAAATGAAGCAAAAGCAAGCGGTCGTTATAACGAGCACATACAAAAACATCTTAACTCTGTGAATTACAAAAGTACACTTATGGAGGATAAAGAAAATGATTGATTGTTCAAAAACTAAAAATTACTTGACGGAGTTGCGAAGGATGACTAAACAACGGAAGGACGGAGGATGCGAACTTAAATGTGTAGATTGCCCTTTGAGCCGTTCAAATAATGACATAGGCATTCCGTGCACGAACCTTGAAACGAGTTATCCCGAAAAAGCAATTGCAATTGTACAAAAGTGGAGCGATGAACATCCGCAGAAGACTTATTTGAGTGAGTTTTTAAAAAACTATCCGAATGCTCCTCTTGTTCACGATGGAACACCTGAAATATGCCTTCGGAAGTTAGGCTTGACAGATATAAAGACTTGTAGAGTAGGCGGCTGCGTAGAATGTTGGAATCAGCCTATTGAGGGTGGTGAAGAGTGATGGAAATTAAGCCTGTGACATTTAGAGAAGCAAGTAACTTTATCAATTTAAATCACAGACATCATAATGCGACTGTAGGATGTAAGTTTTGCGTTGGGTTGTATGATAATGCAAAATTAATTGGTTGTGCTGTATGTGGCAGACCTGTGAGCAGATATTATGATAATGGCGAAACGTGCGAAATTAACAGGGTTTGCGTACTTGATGGATACAAGAATGGGTGTAGTATGCTATACGGTGCGTGCTGTAGAATTGCAAAAAATATGGGCTATAAAAAGATAATAACATACACATTGCAATCGGAGAGTGGTGTGAGTTTACGAGCAAGCAATTTTGTCTGCGAAGGAAGTGCGGGAGGCGTGATATGGAGCGGAAACAGATGTCGTGATAACGGTGTACCGAGAGAGAAGAAAATTAGATGGAAAAGAGACTTGATGAAACAAATAACGAATCAGCCTATTAAGGAGAGTGAAAGTAAATGAGAGAAATATTATTCAGAGGTCAAACTCGCAGATATGGCGAAAAAGTCAGAACTTTAAAGGAGTAAAAATTATGACAAGATATGAACTCGAAAGACATTTAGGGAAATATGTTGAAATCGTACTTTTTGACGGAACGGTGATTGAGGGCATTTTACATAAAACAGGTGAAAAAGCCTTTGAAAATGACGCTAATTTGTCAATACCAAAGTTACGATATTTCTGCACTTGTGGGGATAAGGTTGTTAGTAATTGTGTTTTTAGATTGTCCCACATTAAAAAAATCAGTCGTATAAAAATTAAACTTAAAGTTGTTGACGAAGTTAAACTCTCAAAGTGGGTAAAAAAGGAAGTCAGAAAAGTAGGTGAAGCGGAAGCATACTGCTTAACTTGCGGGAGAGAGGTTGTTTATCAAGTCATTAACAACCGTTATCAATTTGAAAACTATTGCCCACATTGCGGTGCAAAAATGGATAAGGAGTGAGCAAGAATGAAAGCCCATATAACTAAAGAACCTGCTGACATATGTGATCATTATACACGAGATTGTAGTATATCTTTTCTCGCTACCGTTACATATCACCCACCTAAGAATAGTCATAGGAACGCACCTTGTCCTTGTGGAAGCGGAAAGAAATATAAAAGATGTTGTTTGATAAAGGAGAACAGGCAAAATGACAAATTTTGAAAAGATAAAGCAGATGAGCGTTGAGGATATGGCGGAAATGTTGCTTGATGCAAGTGAAAAACATTTTACATACTGCAACCATTGTTCATATCAAAGTTTTTATGCACCGCATTGTACATCTAGCAACCTTCGAACAGATTGCGTATATGCAATCAAAAAATGGCTTGAAAGTGAGGTAGATACGAATTGACGGCGAGAGAGATTAAGGGCAAAATAATAGATTTTGAACTGTATCGTATGGAAAAGGAGCTTGAAAAATTTAAGGATTACGATAAAAAGAACTTGTTTGCAGATTATTATGCTAGTGACGAATGCAAAAACCCAGACAGTTACGGAATTGTATGTGTAAAATGCGGAGAGTGCGGACGTACTTTTACAAAAGATGGAATTTTAAAGGAGAATTAAAATAAATGAAAGTACATCATTGCATAGATGTTTGTTGTGGAGGCCGTATGTTTTACTTTGATAAACATAACCCAGATGTAGTCTTCATGGATAACCGTAAATTTACTGTCAAACCTGATGTTGTGGCCGATTTCAGGAATATCCCTTTTAAAGATGATACGTTTAATTTAGTAGTATTTGACCCACCGCATCTAATCAAAGTAGGGGATAAATCTTGGTTGGCAAAAAAGTACGGTAAACTTAACCCACATACATATAAAGATGATTTATCTCAAGGGTTTAGGGAATGTTTCAGAATTTTGAAACCATATGGAATTTTGGTTTTTAAATGGAATGAAACGGATGTTAAAACTAACGAGATAATTAAATTATCACCAATACCTCCAATTTTGGGACATAAAAGTGGGAAAAATGGTACTGAAAGTGAGGTGGAAGAATGACCGCAAAAGAAATCAAAGACATAAACCGAGAAATTACGAGGTTAAAAGCTAAGATTGCACGCATAGCCGCCGAGGCTGACAATACATCGCCTAAGCTGTCGGATTTACCGAGTGCAAGTCAAACATCTGACAAGGTCGGCAATGCGGTGGTGCAGATTGCAGATATTCAAAGGGAGATACAAAACCTTGAAATTCGCCGAAACGCAGCACTCAACAGCCTATCTCGTGACGATTTTGTGGAGAACTGCTTATTTATGCACCTTAGCCTGCGATACAGCTGGGCGAAGATAGCAGTTGATACAGGCGGAATCAATACCCCCGACAACATAAGAATTATGTGCAACCGCCACCGTTGGTAAAAGTTGTTCGGTTTTTCGGTTTAGGTGCAGTATAATATAAAATGAAGAAGCCAACAACAAGAGATATTTTGTAGTTAATTTTCAAGACAACGGCAGACCGCTCTCACTTGAGGGCGGTTTTGCTGTATCGAAAAATCGAAAGGGCGGTGATACCGTGAAAGACAAATTAAATGCAAGACAGAGGAAGTTTGCGGAATATTATGCGCAGAGCGGTAACACCGTTCAGAGTGCGATACAGGCAGGATATTCAGAAAATTACGCAAACGCAAGAGCGTATGAATTGTTGGAGAATGTTGGAGTTTCAAAATACATCAAAGAGTTATCCGACAAGCTCAAAGATGAACGCATTATGAGTGCTAAGGACAGACAGGTTGCTCTCTCTGACATTGCAAAGAGTGCCGAGCAGGACCCGTCAGACCGTATTCGTGCGATTGATACACTCAACAAAATGACGGGTGAATACATTGTCAAGGTTGATGCAAAGGTTGAGCAATCCGAAAAGCTCTCTGATGTGTTCAGACAGTTAGGCGGTGAGGGGCTTGACGAATAAGATACAAAATAAGTTGGAGGTTACAACTATGAAAGAGATATTCAAGAAAGTTACATTAAAGGGTTTTGAAAGATACTCGGTAAGCAATTACGGAAATGTTCGCAACAATATTTCAGGTAATGTTCTGAGTAAGCGTAAGGCAAGCAACGGCTATCTGAGAGTTAATTTACGAACGGGTACTGTGCCCTATGAAAAACCTACAGTTGTTCACGTTCATAGACTTGTTGCAGAAGCTTTTCTTCCGCCTATTGAGGGCAAATCATATGTTAATCATATTGACGGAAACAAAGAAAACAATGTTGTTGATAATCTTGAATGGTGCACGCCGCAAGAGAATAGTGAACACGCATATAGAACTAAGGCTGATTATCGAGAAGAATGTAAAGTCAACATTGTCAAAGCACAAAATCGTTGTAAGAAGAAGCTGAAAATGATCGTTAACGGCAAAGTTCAATGTGTTTTTGGTTCTAAATCAGAAGCCGCCAAAAAGCTAGGGGTAAATGAAAAGACGATATACAACTATCTTCACGGAGCAACAAAGCCTATTGGTTATGAGCTTTTGGAGGTGATGTAAATGCCTTCGAGTAAATTCCCATTGTCACAAAAATATATAGATTTTATCAACAGCGTAAACAATGTAAGTGCGGATTTTCTTGAGGGTACTTAACTACTGCTTCCGGCAAGACAACGGTCGGTGCCGGTGTAAAGTTTATGCGAATGGTGTCGCAAAGTTCCAAAAAGATACATGCCATTGCCGCCAAGACAACCGGCAAGGCGGAGGAAACTATCATTCAGCAGGACAATGGTATTCTTGACCTGCACCGAAACGCTGTTTACTGCGGTAACGGCGACAAGGATTACAAACTGCCGCATATCAAGTTTGAGGGCAAAATTATCTATATTCTCGGCTACAGCAGTCGAGATAAATGGGAAATGGTACTCGGTGCACAGTTTGGCTGTGTGTATATTGATGAGATAAACACCGCAGATATTGAGTTTATCCGAGAGATGTCAACCCGTAATGACTATTTGCTTGCAACGCTTAACCCCGATGACCCGTCATTGCCGGTTTACAAGGAATTTGTAAACCGTTCAAGACCGTTTAAGAAATACGCAAACGATGTTCCGCCCGAGATTATGGCAGAACTTACCGAAGAACCCGTACCGAATTGGCGGTATTGGTTCTTTTCTTTTACCGATAATTTAAGCCTTACACCCGAACAGGTTGAAAAGAAAAAAGCCTCTGCTCCAAAAGGAACAAAGCTTTATAAAAACAAAATCTTAGGATTGCGAGGCAGGGCAACAGGGCTTGTATTCTCAAACTTTGAGAGGGCAAGGCACATAAAAACAAAAGAATGGGCAAAGCGGTTTTTAAACTCCGACCGCAAAAGCGAGCATTTTATTCAGTTTACGGCAGGACTTGACACCGCATATTCGCAGAAGTCACCCGACACAATCGCAATGACCTTTTTCGGTATTACAAACAAGGGCAAGTGTATTCAGCTTGACGAGAGGGTGTATAACAATGCCGAACTTCAAACTCCGATTGCTCCGAGTGATACGGTACGAAATTTCATTGATTTTCTTGACCGCAACCGAGAGGAGTGGGGCTTTGCGAGAACTGCTTTTATTGATAATGCGGACCAAGCAACGATTACAGAATATCAAAAGTACAAGCGACAGCACGGCTGCATTTATGACTTCGCAAATGCCTGGAAGAAAACCAAGATTATTGACAGAATTAACCTTGTGCTTGGCTGGCTTGCCACTGACTGTTATTTTGTTCTTGAACATTGTAAAAACACGATTGCCGAGTTTGAGATTTACAGTTGGCGAGAGGATAAAGACAACACACCCGAGGACGGCCACGACCATTGTATAAACAGTGGACAGTATGCGTGGCTGCCGTTTAAAAATATTATTGGAAAAATATTATTGGAAGTGAAATAAATGGGGCTGATAAACAGAATGGCTGATACAATAAGAACAGGATTAAGAAATTTTTTACATATCACTAAAGCGCCCGACAGAACGATAACCGTTGACGAAACGAGCAATCATCAAACTGAATGCTTTACCAACCGCATTTGGTATTGGGGCAACAGCAGACAGCTTTCACAGCTTTACACACAGCTTGACAGCGACAAAACACGCTTTTGGTCTGCCGAGTGTACCAAAGGGCTGAAAATACGAAAAATCCACACAGGCTTGCCCGCTCTCATTTGCGACACACTCGCTAATATTGTGATTGCAGACTACAACGGTACAGAGGTTACAAGCAAAAACACCACCGCCTATGCCGAACGGTGGGCGGAGATAGAGAAAGAAAACAAACTCGCAGGTATAATAAAGCAAATGCTCCTTGACCTTTGCATTGTGGGCGACGGTGCATTTAAAATCAGCTTTGACAAGGCTGTATCAGATGTGCCGATTGTTGAGTGGTATTCTGCCGAAAATATCGACTTTACTTATGTGCGTGGCAGAATCCGAGAGATTAAGTTCTACACCGACTACACGCAAAAGCACCGACATTTTCGCTTTGAGGAAACCTACGGTTACGGTTATATAAAATATGCCCTCTATGACGATAACGGCAGAGAGGTCGATTTACACACAGTTAAGTCACTTGATTGGATAGACAGCAACGGTGTAACCTTTGATACATCGTATATGTGGGCAGTACCGGTTATTTACGGCAAATCGTGCCACAAGGACAGAGGTGCGGGCATTATTGGCATAAAAACAGACGCTTTCGACAGCTTAGACGAGGCGTGGTCGCAGTGGATGGACGCTTTAAGAGCTTGCAGGCCAAAGCAGTACATACCTAATTGCCTTATTCCATACAATGCCGAAACCTGTCAGCCGATGGCGCCGAACCCGTTTGATAATAGATTTATTGAGGTAAACACAGACACAAGCGAAAACGGCAACGGTAACAGGATTTACACCGAAAGTCCGCAGATTCAGCACGAAAGCTATTTAAGCTCATACATCACCGCACTTGACCTTTGTTTACAAGGTGTTATATCTCCGTCAACGCTCGGTATTGATACCAAAAAGCTCGATAATGCCGAGGCACAGAGGGAAAAAGAAAAAACAACTCTGTATACAAGACAGAACCTTGTTGAACTCACCGAGAACGCTATGCAGAGCCTTGTAAATGCGGTGTTGAATGCCGACAGTGAGCTTAACGGCAAGGGAATTGTTGACGGAATAGAGGTATCCGTAAACTTTGGTGAGTACGCCAATCCGTCGTTTGAAAGTCAGGTTGAAACCGTGTCAAAGGCAAGACAGGGCGGTTTGATGTCGGTTGAAACCTCTGTTGAGGAACTGTACGGCGACAGCAAATCGGACGATTGGAAAGCCGAAGAGGTACAGAGGATAAAAGAAGAACAGGGCATTGCAAGCGAGGACGAAACCTCGTCATTCGATGATTTGGCAGGATTGACAGATGAGTGATTACGATATCGGAAAAGCCTTTGAAGAAATCGAAAATGAACTTATTGACAGTATGATGCGCAATTTCAGCCGTCACAGGGTGGAAGAAGAAAAAGAGGGCTATAATTGGACCCAATGGCAGGCAGAACAACTAAAGGCGCTTGAGGAGTACCGCAAAACGAACGCCCAAAAATTCGGCAAGCAGTTCAAGAGCATTAACAGCAAGGTTGAAGAGATGATACACACCGCAAGAGCCGACGGCAACGCAGAACAGGAAGTAAAAATCCTCGAGGCTATTAAGAACGGCTTTACACCGAATATGCCCACAGGAGCGAGCACAGGCGAGTTTTTTAAGGTCAATAACCGTAAGCTCAATGCTCTTGTAAAATCGACCACAGACGATTTAAAGAGGGCAGAAACGGCAGTTTTGCGAATGAGCAATGACAAGTATCGCAAGGCAATCTTCAATGCTCAGGTGTACGCAAACACCGGTGCAGGCACTTACGAAAAAGCAGTTGATATGGCTTGTAAAGATATGCTCAACGCAGGGCTTAATTGTGTGGAGTACAAAAACGGTGCAAGACACACGCTTTCAGACTATGCGGATATGGCAATCAAGACGGCGAACAAGAGAGCATATCTAAGAGGTGAAGGTGAAGAAAGAGCGAAGTACGGGCTTTCCCTTGTTGTGGTAAACTCAAGGCAGGGCGGCTGCCCTGATTGTGCAAAATATATCGGCAAAGTGTTTATTGATGATGTGTATTCAAACGGCAAAAAGTCGGACGGTGATTATCCGCTGCTTTCAACCGCCATAGCGGAGGGACTTTTTCACCCACGCTGTAAGGACAGCACAAGCACCTACTACCCTGAACTTGACGATTTGGGCGGACCTCTCTCCGATGACGAGCTTGCAGAGCTTGACCGCCAAAGAGGACTTGAAGTACAGCAACAGCATGCAGAAAAACAAGCCGAACGCTTTGACCGCAGGGCAAAATACAGCCTTGACGAGGATAACAAGAAGTTTGCTAAAGCAAGAGCAGACGAGTGGCACGATAGGGCGGATAGGCTTGAAGAGCAAAACAAAAATTCTGTTCATAAAATATCTGATACTCAAGAGCAAAAGTTTTTGACTGACACAGAAATTGAAAAATCTGACAGCAATACAGAAAATACAAACAGAAGTGTTGAAAATTCCGAAAATAATGATATAATAGAATTTGAAAAGGGTGTTACGCAAGCTGTTCAAGAAAATTTTACCGATGAATTTGAAAAAATGCAGGACAAATTCGGCAAGATAACAACCATTTCAAGAGTTGGAGTGCTTAATTCCAAAACTTCATCAGATTACGGTGCATTTTATGACAATTCAGGAGAACTTTTGCTAAGATTTGCAAACAAGAAAAACGCACTGTCTAAGCATGCACAAAAGGCACAAGAAATGAAAAAATCAGGTGAATGGTCTTCTGCTCACTCTTTGCATACTTTTAGACACGAAATAGGTCATGCAATACAGCTTGAACACAGATTAAATGACCCATTGTGGGATGATAAACTTGAGCAAATAAGTAAAATAATGGATGGTTTAAATGAACCGATAGATATTGATATAAAAAAATATTCGGTATCAAGATATTCCATGACTAACATAGATGATTTTATTTCCGAATGTATTGCTGAGAGTATGACTAAGAAATCAAGAGCTACAGCGAAGGAAGTTGTAAATATAATAATTGGAGTTGATTAAATGACTGACACTTTTGCAAAATTTTACAAGTGGATGACGCCCTTAAAAAACGGATATAGAAGTATTAAGGATGACGCTCCAAACGAAATTAAGAAAGAGGCTAAAAAAGCCGATGAAGAATATTTCAAAAAAACAGGCAGACATATGCTTCAAATCGACTATTAACTAACCGCTCCTTGTGAGCGGTTTTCGCATTAGAAAGGTGTATTTATGGATGAGAATTTTAAGATTATATATGAAATACTTAAGAAATTAGAAAACAGTATGGATATATCTGAATTTGATAACTCAATATTAAGTTACAAATCGTTGGAAATATCTAAACCAAAATGGTGTAGAATAATAAAAATGCTTTTTGACAGCGGATATATAACAGGAGTGAATGTGTGGGAGTCTTATGATTGTTCCTATCCGCAAGTTGAATTGACAAGACCCGAAATCACTTTAAAAGGTCTTGAGTATTTGCGAGAAAACTCTATTATGCAAAGAATGTATAAAGCCGCAAAGGGAATAAAAGAAATTACACCAGGTTTATAAGTTTATTATTAGCACTTAATCAATCGTGTGGTGACCCCCAAAAGTTAGATTTGAAAGCGTAGTGGCTTTTAGCTGCTACGC